CCGTTCATTATCGCCTTAGTTTGTGACGCTGTGTACACCTTTGCACCCTTTGACAACGGCAATACTACGTCCTTGCCCTGCGGTATAAATGCACGTCCTTTGTCAACGATTAATTCTCGCGGGTCAGATATACCCTTTTCATCATTAACCATTGCCAATCCGCCCTCGAAGTTCTGCGTACCTTTGGCCTTTGGTACTCCGTTTGGTGTCGCAACGGTACCTAATGTGTAGTTTATTGTACCTGTTGCAACGGCGTTTTCGGGTTTTGCAACATCACCTAATTTATAATCAATCGTGCCGTCTGCCTTTTCATTTTCCGGCTTTTCAACATCACCTTTTTCCCAGTTGATTTTACCGTCTGCGGTTATTTCGCCTAATTTGTTGCCGCCTAAATCGTTAATATCAAAACCGCCTGTATCTACATTGAATGTTATGGTAACTTGGTTGTTGTTGATTAATTCCTGTAGCTTTGAATCAGCCGTATCTAATACAGATATATCCCCCTCGGCACTGACTTGTAATTGTACATTGCCTGCGTTATTTATTTCCTCGACAGCATTTTTTGCGTTCTCGATTGCAGACACATCACCGCTTGCGTCAATTTCAATATGTTTATCCTCAGGCAATAATCCCAAACTGTGCGCCAATGCGTCAACTTGCTCTGTGCTTAGTCCTAAATCGCCACCTAAACTTGATAGGTCTTTCACTAAACCACTTACATCACCCGACGCTACAGCCTGTTGAATATCAGAAAAACCGTTTTTCATTAATGCGGCTTTCGTGACTATTTCCTCTGACGTTAGTCCGATTTCTTTACCTTGTTTGACAAAATCATTTACAACAGCGTCCAATGCGTTATTATTAATTGCGCCTTGTAGGTCTTGAAAACCGTTTTTAAACAGTGCCACTTGTGCGGCAATGTCTTGATTTTCAAATCCCAAATCAGTCATAGTTGATTTGATTTGTTTGCATACATTATCAACTGCAATACCGCCACTTTCAAAGACTTCTTGCATATTCTTGAAACCGTTTAAGTTCATAGATTCCGATGTAACCACTTCCGCTACAGCTTGTAGTGATTCACGACCGTTATTTGCACGTTCGTCCATCTTTTCAATGCTTGTACTGATTTCGTTATATGCAGCTTTTATATTGTCAACCTGCTTTTGAACGTCTTTCATTTCTCCGAATGAAAACTTCTGACCTTGCATTTTTTTATATGCCTTTGAAAATTCACTGTCGGTCATTTCATTTACAAACGCATCTCTCGCTTGTATTGCTTTTTGGCGTCTTTCTTTGTCACCGCTTGCATACGCCGCAGTCATTTCTTCTTGCAGTTGTTGGTATTTTTCTTTAACATCAGTTGCTTGTTGCAACCATTGACTCATTTCTTCTTTTTGATTTTTGTAGTCCATACCGTAGGAACTACCTTTTTGAAGTGCGTCGTACCCCTCTGATACTGCCTTTTGTGCCTTTTTGCCTGATGTTAAATCCAATGCGTCTTTGATTTCATTTGCACTGTCTTGTGCGTTTGATACCGCCATTGCAAGTGCGGTGTCAAATTCGCCCGTATCAATCATTAATTTTATGGTATCATCATTTGTAGTCGCCTTGATTTCCTGCATAATGTCGTTTATGCGGTTTTTAGCGCTTTCGAGTTCTTCGGGATTTAATGTACCGCTGTTGATTGATTCGTTTAGTTTTTCGTATTCACTTCGCAGATTTTCCAAATGCGAAACTTGGTTGTCTGCGTCTTGCCACTGAGAATATAATTCCTTGTAGCTTTGACCCAATTTTGCGTTGTTTTCAATAGCCTCTGTAACGTGGTCGGCAACAACCTTATACCCTGCAACAACCGCCGCAGGCGCTAATACTGCACCGAATATCGGCGCTAATGCAGAAAATGAACTGCCTAACCCCGCAGTCGATACTTTTATCGCTGACGTTGCGTCTGCTATAATAGGCAATTTATCGCTGATTACTCCTAATCCCTCAACAAAATCGCCTGCACCCTTAATCACTCCGACACCGACTTTTGACAATGCACCTAAAGCAATGACCGTAGCACCGGTATTAACAACAGCACGTTTTTGCTCGTCGTCCATTTGCGACAATCCTTTTGCAAAATCAGCTACTGTGGTGCTTGCGTCTTGTATTGACGGCAACATTGTTTCGCCGATACTTCTTGCCGCCTCAACAATATTGTTTTTTGTGTTCGCCAATTTTGATGCGGTCGTTTCATTCTTTGCATTAAATTCTTCTTGCAATGCCGTATTTTCTTGGTATGCGGTGTTTGAACGATTGACACTCTCGGTTACTAAATCATAACCGTTGACTAATGCCATCATAGCCTGTATATCCTGTGTATTGTTTATGCCTAAATCATCTAACGCAACAGTTAGGTTCTCGGCAGACTGCAAGCCTTTTAACAGTCCGTTAAATGCACCGGAGCTGTCAGTATTCCACTGCTCTTTAAATTCTTCCGCACTCTTACCGCTGTACTTTGCAAATGCTTTTAAACCTTCACCGCCGTTTGCAACCGCTTTTTCGATAGATAGCCACGTTCTGCCTATCGCACTACCGCCCATTTGTGCCTCAATGCCGAGTGATGACAGTGCCGCAGAATAACCCAACACGTCCGCCGCCGACATTCGTACAGATGAACCGTATTTACCCATACGCAATGCCATTTCCGCGATTTCCGATTCTGTTGTCGCACTGTGGTTACCCAAATCAACGATTGCACTGCCGATATTACGGATTTCGTTTTGACCGACACCCATAACATTCTGAAAACGTGCCAGTGTTGCGGCACCCTCTTCGCCGACAAGGTTTGTTGCTGAACCCATTTGTGCCATTACTTCCGTAAAGTCGACGATATTTTCTTGGGATATGCCTAACTGACCGCCCGCCGCCGCAAGTTCGTTTAGTTCAGTCGTTGTTTGTGGTATCGCGCCTCTGCCGTCAATACCTGTTGTTGACAAATCAATAATGCCTTGCTTTATTTTGGCTAACTGTTCCGGTGTAGCGTCAACCGTCTTTTTAACTCCGGCAAAACTATCCTCAAAATCTATCGCAAACTTTGCACTTGCAACACCTCCGGCGGCAAGAGCCGTTGATGCGTATTGTATCGGTTTTGTTATCGTGTCAATACTTTCGCCGACTTCTTTTATACCTTTTCCGGTATCTTTAAGCTGACTTGCAAGACCTTGATATGCACTTGTGCTTTCTCTTACACCTTTCACACCATTTGTATTGCTTTGTGTTCGTTCCAATTCTTCTAGTTGTTGCGATACACCGCTTATTGTCGCCTCTAAGTCGGACGCGTCACCTCTTATTCTTACTACTAATTCCGCCGCGTCAGCCACTACAAATCACCTCACTACATTCCATAAAACATTTTTAAATACGGGTCATTTCCCGTATATTCTTCTTCCTCGTCGTCCTCGTTTATTATTTCAAATAACAATCTCGGGTCTTGCTTTGCCAAATCGTTTGGCAATATACCGTGATATTTCAGCATTGTCCCGTATAAATCGCTTAATCTTCCTTTTCGGTTGCCTGCTCCGGCAGGCTTTCCTCGTTTTTTCCCGTAAAATCATCCATAAACCACTTCATTACTTCACGACACATTCTCATTTTTGCTGAAACAGCCGTGTCTAAAATATCTTGTGTCGCCTCTGTACCCTCAAACAGATAGTCAACGGCATCTGCACATACCGACGTAGCCGTTACTTTTTCACCCTCTGCAACGTCCATATATTCTTTTTCAACCAACGTTGCCGCACCGAAACACCACGGTTTTGATACATACTTCTTTTTGTTGTGTACAAATGTTAATACTCTTTGCATTGTTACTCGCTCCTCTCTATACGAAAAAAGCACGCCTTTCGGCGTGCCTTGTCTTAAAGTGCTTTCTTCACCGGATAGTAGTTCATATCCTTAAACCAGTTTTCCTCAAGTTCTGTCTTTGTAACGCCTT